AAAATGTAGTCATTACAGGTGCAACATCAGGTATCGGTGAAGCCATTGCGCGTGCATATCTAGAAAAAGGTGAGAATGTTGTACTCACAGGACGTCGAACAGAAAGGCTCAAAACTCTAAAAACTGAGTTCGCAGAAGCCTTTCCAAATCAAAAAGTCTGGACCTTTCCGTTAGATGTTACAGATATGAGCATGGTAAAGACTGTTTGTTCAGAAATTTTAGAGACAGTAGGTCAGGTTGATATCTTGGTCAATAATGCTGGACTGGCTCTAGGTTTATCGCCTTATCAGGACTATGAAGAGTTGGATATGTTGACCATGCTGGATACCAATGTCAAGGGTTTAATGGCAGTTACACGCTGTCTCTTGCCTTCCATGGTAGCAGCTAATCGAGGCCATATCATCAATATGGGATCTACTGCAGGTATTTATGCCTATGCTGGTGCAGCGGTCTATTCAGCAACCAAGGCTGCAGTTAAAACTTTTTCAGACGGGCTTCGGATTGACACCATTGCGACAGATATCAAGGTGACCACTATTCAGCCAGGAATTGTAGAAACTGATTTTTCAAAAGTCCGTTTCCATGGAGATGAGGCACGGGCGGCGACGGTCTATCAGGGACTCGAAGCTTTGCAGGCGCAAGATATCGCTGATACTGTCGTTTATGTGACCAGTCAACCACGACGAGTACAAATCACAGATATGACTATCATGGCCAATCAACAAGCAACTGGATTTATGATTCATAGAGATTAATATTATTTTTAAAAAAGTTACAAATCTTGTAACTTTTTTTGATTTCCTTCGAATAGATAAGTAGGAGGATAAAAAATGTATAATAAAGTTATTATTATCAATTTGACTAAAATATAAAAACAACGCTAAACCCTTAAAAGTCTAGCGTTATATTCATTTCTTCTTTCGTGACAACAATTTCTTTTATGACTGATTTTACAATTTTTGAAGCATCTTCATAGCTTAATTTTTCGGGATTGAAATCCTTTAAAAGTCTAGCAAGTTTCCGTTGTCGTAAGTTGATAGTATTTTTCTTTTTGTTTTTCAGTTGTTCTTCCAAAAATGTTTTTTCTGTTTTTAGTTTTTCATTTTTTGAGTTAAGTTCATTTCTTGTGATGATTTCATCCAAGTATAATTCAGTCAGTTTTTCAAGTCTATTATTTAGCTTCTTCAGTTGTTCTTTTATTTCTTCAACTTTCATTGTTTCATCATTTTTGGCAAGCGCTTCTTTGCGATATTGTGGTTCTAACTTAATTCTTGATAACTGCTTCAAAACGTTGTTTTCCAGTTCTTCACGAGGATACCAGCCTGATTTACATTTTATTTCTTTCTTGAAACGGTTTGCGCACTGGTATTTATGATACGAACGCCCGTTTTTGTCTTTTGGTGTAACGTGTATTCTTAATGCTGCACCACAATACCCGCATTTCATCAATCCTGAAAGCATATATTTAGCTTGAAATGGTCGTGGATTGTTATTTCTTTTCAACGTGTCTATTTGTCGTTTTTTAAGTTCTAATTGCACAAGGTCAAATAGTTCTTGTGAGATAATCGGTTCATGTTGACCCTCGTATTTTTGCCCTCTATATTTCACGATACCAAGATATGTTTCGTTTTTCAGTAAATACTTTGTGATCGTTTCGCCCCAAGGCATTTTTCGTCCAATATGACCTTCTTTGTTTAAGTCTCTAATGATTTTAACTACTGATTTTCCGTTTAGATATTCCTCATATATACGCTTGACAATAAGCGCTTGAGTTGGATTTACGGATAAGATACCCGTTTCTTTTGAGTAGTCATATCCAAAAGGGATAGTCGTCCATGCCATCGTTTTTCCCTTTTTGGCTCGTCCTTCCTTGCCTAAAATCATGCGCTCTTTTATTTGCTCACGCTCAAGCTGGGCGAATACTGAAAGCATACCGATTGAAGCCTTGCCAAAAGGGGTAGAGGTGTCAAAATTTTCTTGTAAACTGATAAAAGCAACGTCATTTTTTAAGAATACATCTTCAATTAGAAAAAGCGTGTCTTTTTGACTACGGCTCAAGCGATCTAATTTATAAACTAGAACAATATCAAATCTTTTTCTTTTCGCATCATTTATTAAACGCTCAAGTTCAGGGCGCTTTGTGTTTGAACCTGAAAAACCACCGTCAATGTAAAAGTCGTATATTTTCCAGTCTTTAATTTTACAATAGGCTTCTAGCTTGTCTTTCTGCTCGTCTATCGAGTAACCCTCTTCAGCTTGTATTGCCGTAGAAACCCTTACATATATTGCCACCTTATTCGTTGTTTTCATTGCTTTTATACCCCCTTTTTGATAAAATGGGTATAGTAAAACGGGCCATTTAATGCCTTTTACTACCCTGATTGCCTCACGCTCAGAGTCGCCAAACTTTTGAGAGCGTGAGGCCTTTTTTTATTCTACGATGATTTCGCCAACAGGAATAAAATCTTTCTGCCTTGAAGATTTAGCGATTAAGTCGTATTGGTCAGCGGATTTTTCGTAACCGAGGGAAAGAGTGGTATTGTCGTCTGGTAACTTTTTAGCATATTCAGAAATAGTCATACGAATCAAAGTGATCGCATTGTTTTGGTCAGTAGTAGCAGAATTAGAATCAATTGCATCCAGAGATTTTTTTGCGCTATCCTTAGCCGTTCCAGTTAGCAAAATCATAATTGCGTCATGCGGTTCGGATGAATCTGAATCGATTACATTATTTTGAATTTTTACGCTTATTGCTCCAGTTGATTCAGGATCTAATTTTGATTTGATTTCAGAGATTAACTCATCATATTTACTGTTATCTACTTTAGCTTTTGTATCCGTGGAAGTAGTGTTTTTTTGCTCCGTTTTAGGTTGTTCAGAACTACCTTTTGTAGTTGATTGATTACTAGAGCAAGCTACTAAAGCAGTAGCAGAAAGTAAGATAGTTATTGTAATTAGTAGTTTTTTCATGGATTTTCTCCTTTATTTGTTTTATCTAAACCTTGTAAATATCTACGACCTCTCCGATGGTGCGGATATCGTCATTTTCTGACAAGTGGATTTCCTCGTATCCACTATTTAAACTTTGCAAGTACCAGGAACCATCGTAATCTCTTTTCAGTTTCTTAACGAAGTTCTTTCCATTTATCTGGAAGATACCGATTGAGTTGATATCCACTTGACTGGTTACTTTAATAAATAGTAAGTCGTTATCTTCAATGAGTGGTTCCATGCTATCGCCTGCCACTTTAGCTATTGTATCATAGTTTTCTGGCACATCTTCAGCTCTGAGTTTGACTTCCATGTGAAGATTATCTTCCTGAAACGTTCCATGACCTGCTGCAACCAATCCCTCGACATAGTCTATAATGTAGTCATCGTCTTTGTACTTTTCTAGAACTGTTGGTGTCTTCATATTGTTTTGCTCATTTAATAGAACAGTAGCATAGTCGACTACATTTTCCTGGCGTTCTTCGTCTAGTTGGTTGTATATCACCACTATATCGGACGAATCTTCGTTTTGCTTATGGAAATCCATCCCTTCAGCAAGACTTTCTGGACGAATGTCAAGGGCTGAGCAAATCTTGAATATATTGTCAACGTTGGATTTTAGGATTCCTCTATTTAGAATAGAATTGATAGTAGAGGCTGGCATATCAATCTTCAATGCCATTTGTCGAACACTACCATATTTTAATTCTATGAGTTCTCTTAGTTGTTGTTCTGTCATAGCTCTTTCTCCTTTCATTCATTATAGCACACGAAAAATCGTTTGTAAAGAAAAATAAATTTAAAAAAATTTAAAAAAACAGTTGACAGTGAACGAAAAATAGTTTATTATATAACCAAGCTCAAGAAAACGAGCTTAATTTTAAAATAAGATAAACGAAAATTCGTTTAGAAAGGAGTTGCATATATGTTGAATATCGACATTGCACGAAAAGAAAAAGGCATTTCTATTGTAGATATTGCAGATTATCTTTCTGTTAGATCTCAAACTATCAGCGATAAGCTGAAAGGGAAATATCCGTTCACGTTTCAAGAGGCTATGTTAGTTCAAGAAAAATTCTTCCCAGAATACGAACTAAAATACCTTTTCACTTCAGCAGAATCAACTGCTTAATTTTTTAATCAAGTGAACGAAAATTCGTTCAAAGGAGCAAACATGAAACCAAACCGATATCCGTATAACTTTAAACCAAATCGGCTGAATATTTTAGATAGTCGTTTCTATACACGGCTAATTGTTGAAACAGAGGACGGAGCAAAAAAAATAGCAGAAGTCACACTAGATGATGTAACTTCTGCTACAGGATACGTTGTAAGGCTAAGACCAAATTATGACTAGCCTTTAGGAGGGAATGGGTCTTTACCGTGGCTGTCACGACTTTGAATTCTCCCATCTTTGCCATGAATGATTAGTTCGGAACCTTGATTTCGTGAAATCTGTCTAGCAATATTTGTAGCTTCACTCTTTGTAGTAGTATGAACAGTTGCTCTTGAATTGCCAGCACCTTTCACGTTCCAACCACCATTTTTGGCAGGGACAACGTGCTGATTTTTACCCATGATTGTATCTCCTTTCTATTGAAATTTTGACTAAAACAGTGAGAGGTCCTAGTCAGAAGTTATTATATCAAATCAAGGAGGAATTACATCGGTCTCAAGACTGATATAGGAGGTTGGATGGAAGATAAAATTATAGAACTAGCTGATCACTTCATCAGCGAAAACACAACGTACAGAGAAGCCAAAATAGCGTGTGAGAAGCTATTAAAACAAGTTAGCCATGAGATAGAACTCAGGGCGCTAGAAAATGAGACGGTATAGCAGAAAGAGAGTGAAAAAATAGAAAGGAGAGAGGATGGTTGAAAATAAGCGAAGTCAAAAACAATGCTTTCTATCAGTTTCCGCAATGGTTACTAGATGAAGAATATAAACACTTGAGCCTGAGGGCGAAAGTTATGTACATGCTGATTTTTGATAGGCGGACGTTGTCTATTCAAAATGAATGGCACGATAAAAACGGAGATGTGTTTGTTTACTTTACAAATCAGCAGTTCATGGATTTACTTAACTGCAATGAAAAAACGGTAATTAAAGCAAAGAAAGAATTGCAAGACTTCGGATTGATTAAAGAAGAAAGGCAAGGGGTTAACAAACCTAATCGTCTATATATTTCTGGAACTGTAAAAAATACAGGTCAAGAACTGCAAAAAATACAGTCAGGAACTGTAAAAAATACAGGTCAAGAACTGCAAAAAATACAGTCAATCAAGACTAATAATATCAAGACTAATATATCAAGACTTAATGAACCAGAGGGTGTTGGTGATAATACCTTATATAGTGTAGAGGACGTACCACCACAAAATGATTTAGGGATTGTTCATGATTGGATTTTTGCAGAGTTTGGACGATATCCTACACCATTTGAAATTGAGGACTTGAAGTCATTCTTGCAAGACCATAGCAAAGAGGTTATCAAGTTAGCAATCAAGGAATGCGTAGGTAATGGCAAGCCATACTTTAAGTATCTTGATAGCATCTTGAGAGACTGGAAACAGAAAGGTCTTACAACAATCGAGTTGGTCGAGAATAGGCAGAAACCTAAACGCTCAAACAGAAGAACAGGACGCCTGACGCTAGATGATGACGGATACAATCCACGATATGGATTTTAGGAGGTGTAAATGAGGTCAGTATCAAGCAAAGAATTGCAGGCACGAGCCTTGCAAATAGAAACCCTTTCTAAACAATGTGACAAGCACCCAGGAGTGTATCTGTGGCGGTCGACAAATCCTTGTACAAACGTAACACAGAGCTACTGCCCAGAGTGTACCCAGGAAGAAATCGACCGTCAGGCTGGAGAGTTGCTTGCTGAAGCAGAAGCACAAATCCGAGACACAAGGTCTTATGCATTGTTTTTGAAAGAGAGTATTATTCCTAAGGATTTAGCGAATGCTACAATAGGGAATTTTGAAATCCACACAGAACAGGATGCTGCAGCAGTCAATTTTGCTAAACGCATCACGGCTGACTATGTGAAAGAACGATACAGAGGGAATACGATTATCAGTGGACCTCCTGGAGTAGGAAAGAGTCACCTTGCTATTGGAATAGCTAAGGCATTAAATGACAGTTTTCAAAAATTTCAAATAAGGAAGTCGGTGTTATATATTCCAACAGTCGAACTATTCGACAGGATCCAAGAGGCTTTCGCATATAAAGACTCAAAATGGGAACAACGAAAGACAGTTAAATTTCTACAAAATGTCGACATCTTGGTTTTAGATGATTTAGGGAAAGAGTCGAGCGTTGGTCAAGAAATTAAACAAGGCAGTAGCTGGATGCAAAAAATCCTGTATCAAATACTCGAAAACAGGACCAATACAATCATCACTACAAATTACGGAAGCAAACACTTAGAGGGACTTTATGAAAAAAGTCTTGTCGACAGAATTATGAAAGGAGACATGAAGAGTAATGCCTTTAAATTTAACGCAGACACAAACTCAAGAAGGACGATTGTCTAGTGAAGTTGTCGAAGTAAGAAAGCAAATGATTGCTGATTTTGAAAGTAAATATTTCAAATTATCAACCTTGCTTAAGGATAGGCTACTGGTCACGACTGACGAAAGGTTCACTAATAAATTAAATGAAATGACCTATTATGCCACGAACGGTAGCGTTTATACATTCTCAAAATAACAAAAAGCACCTGACGGCAATCAGGCGCACAACAAAATTTTTCTAAAGGAATTATAACATGAGGAAAGAAAAAATGAAAGTAAATATATACGCTTTCGGACGAAAAATTGAACAAGATGAAGAAATTATCGTACCAATCGAGCATCGCTTTTATAACGTGCTGGACGGGATTTTGAATAATTTACTAGATTGTGAGGGTATCGCATGAAACTATTTACTAAATTCAAACTCAAACACGAGAGCTTTTTTAAAGCAATCCACCTTGACTGGAGAGAGGTTGCAGTCGAGCTTATGAATGACCTGATTGAAGAGCAGCAGAGCCATTTTGCCTGCAAACTAGAAAATCATGATCTAAAAAAACAATTGGCAGTCTACAAGGAAAAAGAACAAATCGGAAAAGGGGAGCAATATGTTAAAAGCATTTAAAACAATCAAAAAAATCAAACAACTTCAGAAAGAATTACACACTTTTAGTTTAGCTTTTCTAGCTTTACAAGACATTGGCTTAATGCCAGAAACTGAAAAAGGCAAAGCGAAGGCTCAAACGATGCACGATGTAAGCCACATGATCAAGGATATCTTGGACGGCAAATCAGTAGATGAAGCTACAAAACGATTAGAAATCACAGTTAAAACCGACGATGCTGACGAAGAAGAGGAGCAATACGAGGACAAACTTGATGGATGGATTATTTAACTACGACAGGGATATGATGGAGCCACCAGAAGAGCGAGAAGAACTCGACCCAGGGTTATATGTATATATCGGGTGTGGGCAGTATCGCTATGTAGGTGATGAAATTTAAAAATGAAAGGGAGCACACATGATTAGCAGAGAAATGAACGCAATTGAAATTGAAGTTTTGAACCTGATTGCGAATAAAGCGAGTTTTGAAAAACCTATCTCATCAAATAGTCTACAAGGCGAGACAGGGTTGTCAAAGCGTCCGCTTGAACAGGTAATTGAAAGCCTAAGAGTAAACTTTGGACATCCTATTGTGGCCAAGAAATTCAAACCGAACGGCTACTATCTTCCTAAAAACGAGGAAGAAAGACAGGCAGGTCTGGCGCCATACAGACGGCAAATCCTAACCGAGCAAAAGAACTTGTCCATCGTTATGGCAGTTGATTTAGAGAAGTATTGGAAGTTAGAACATGATTGAAGAACTAATCGCAGAAATTTGTCAATGGCGCTCTGATTACATACATCTTGGAATTGAGCTCGGAAAAATTATAAACGAACAACAGGATATTATTGTAAAACTACAAAATGAAAATAAACGCTTGAAGCGTGAAAATTGGAACCTTAAGAAGACGAAAGGAAGAAAAAAATGACAGATACAACAACAATGTTAGCAAATATGATTTTAATTGCACTTGAAAACCAAGAAAGATGGGTTAGTGAACCACGCTTTGAAACATTATCAATCATTGGGGAAATTAGAACATCTAATAAAATCATCAAAAAAGAAGTTGATGAAGATGGAGATGTGATTGAAAGTTTTGACGGGTACAGAAATCAAGAATTGGAAGATAAACTTAAATTGATTGAAGCTACTTTCAAAAAAGATGAAGCGGATTATGAACGCTATAATAGCGAAAAAATCAAAGCTATGACAAAAAATTTGAAAATGATTGAGTCTATTGTGAAAATGTACGGAGCACAAAGCGAGGAGTAAACAAAATGACAAACGAACTAACACACAAACAATTTTTTAACTCACCAGCAGTAAAACAAAAATTCTCAGAAGTGGTAAACGGCAACGGTCAGCAATTCGTGGCCAGCTTGCTTAGCATCGTGACAAATAACAACCTACTAGCTAAAGCTACAAATGAAAGCATCATGACCGCTGCAATGAAAGCCGCAGTCCTAAACCTACCAATTGAGCCAAGTCTTGGTTATGCGTACATCGTGCCTTATAAAAACCAGGCGCAGTTCCAAGTTGGGTATAAAGGATTGATTCAGCTTGCTCAACGTAGCGGACAAGTGACACGCTTGAACGCTGGAGAAATCTATGAAAGCCAGTATAAAGGGTTTAACCCACTGACTGAGGATCTTGAAGTAGACATGACGGCTATTCCAAAAGAAAATGAAAAAGTGGTAGGTTACTTTGCTTTCATGCGATTGGCTAATGGTTTTGAAAAAACGGTCTTTTGGACTAAGGAACGAGTTCAGGCTCACGGTAAAAAGTACAGTCAGTCATTTTCTAGCAAGTATAGCCCATGGCAGTCTGACTTTGATGCAATGGCTCGTAAAACTGTATTAAAGCACATGCTTTCAACCTATGCGCCTCTTTCTACTGAATTGCAAGATGCGATTGTGGCAGATAATGAAGATAGCACAGTTTCAAACAAGAAAGAAATGAAAGATGTCACTCAAGAACCAGTTGCTGAAACATTAGACGGCATTCTAGGAGCTCCTAACACGTCCGCAGAGGGCGACAACGTAGTAGAGGGAGAATTTACCGCAGAAACCAAAACAACCCCAAAAACGGGCAAAAAAACGGCAAATCCTGACAAGTTAGCCTCTACCGAATACCCAGCAGAAGAAATTCCAGACTTTGACGAAGAAACAGGCGAAGTTTTGGAAGAAATTAGTTTACTTGAAGGTAACACCATCAATATCAAGGAGTAGGATCCATGGAAGAACTAACACAAGAAAACTACTACCAAGACACAAGCTACTTGACCAATTCACGCTTCAAGCGGTATCAGCAATGCCAAGCGAAGGCATTTGCCCTTGATAGTGGCCAATGGGTAGAAGAGAGGGACGAGACCCCTCTCCTGCTCGGAAACTACGTTCACAGTTACTTTGAAAGTCCAGAAGCTCACCAGCAGTTCATGGATGAAAATGGCGAGAAGCTATTAGCTAAAACTGGTAAGAACAAGGGAAACCTTAAGTCAGAATTTGTAATTGGCGACAAGATGATTGAAAGCCTGAAAGATGATGAAGGGTTCAACCGCTTGTACCATGGCTACTCATCGGATGAAGTTCAAAAAGAATTGATTGTCTATGGCGAAATCGAAGGCGTACCAGTCAAAGGGAAGCTAGACAGTGTAAATCTAAGCCGTGGGTACTTTGTGGATCTTAAAACCATGAAGTCTATCTACTCGGAAGAATGGAGCGCAGAACTTAAGAAACGAGTTCCCGCTGCAGTCAATAACATTTTGAATTTTGGGTATCACGGTCAGCTTGGTCTATATCGTGAACTCTTAAACAAAATGACAGGTAAGGATTTTAGGCCTTACATCGTAGCGGTCAGTAAGGAAAACGTTCCAGACCGTGAAATTCTGAAAATCGATGATGAATGGCTTGAGGAAGGTTTGGAAAAAATCAAGTCTGAAATTGTCGAAGTTTGGGATGTTATCCAGGGAAAACAGAAGCCTAAGGAATGCGGGCATTGTGACTACTGCAGAAGTCAAAAGAAACTAGGCACAGTCGTCACTCTGAACGACCTGATTGAAATGTAAATAAAATTAAACAAGCCGTGCATTCTTGTAAAACTGCGAACTAGAAAGCGTCAGTAAAGGTTATGTGACCTTGGACGAGCGACTGCCCGTATTTAGCCAAACTCACACACAGAGGCAGTCGCATTTTTTTGAAAACAGGAGCAATAAATGCTAAACAAAATCACAATACCAGGTACAAGCATCGCACTTGAGATCGCTGGTAGACATATCGCAGTATCAAATGCAATAAACTATGACATCCAGATGGAATTCAAAAATGCAGATGCAGATACCTCCCTAGACACAAGTGGTGACGTATTCGAGCCATTGTACTGGCTAGACGTTAAAGCTATACCGAAAAAGCCGACGGAGTTCCACTCTAGTCTTGGTGCAAAAGCAGAAAAACGCAACTTGACCGAGCTTCAGAAGTTCTTTGAATTCGTTGAAGATAACAAGCGCAATCTCTTTGATATTTGTGGTATTAAAGGAGAGCTACAATGAAAAATCTGACCTTATCGTTAGACATTTCAACTTCTGCGACAGGCTGGGCTGTGTTTCACGGCTCTGACCTTGTCCAGAGTGGTGTCTTAAAACATAAAAGCAAGTCATTCTTTGAACGTGGGCGCTTCATGGCTGGAGAATTAAGAACCATTCAATTAAGAGCCTTACAACGCTATGAAGGACCGTTTGAGTCGATCGTGGTCGAGAAAAACTCAGTCATGGGTCCTAATCAACAATCTATGATCAGTATCGGAATTGCGACAGGTCTTATCCTTGGACGGTTAGTCGCTGACAATGTGTATTTTGTGAACGTGTCGACCTGGCGCAAGTATTGGAAGTTCAGCTATAAAGACCGAAGCAAGAAATCTATGAAGTTGCAGGCAGTTGCTAAAGTGTCCGAAATGTTCGACCTGAACGTCAAAGACGATGAGGCGGATGCGATCCTGATTGGTTCGTACTTTGTGAACCATGGCCACGAATTCGGAGAGTTGGAAAACCACAAAATAAGTTAAGGAGTATAAATATGAGTTTCACTGTGACATTATATTTTGACGATATGGTAGACGAGACCCACTTTTTCAAAAAGGAAGAGGATGCTATCAAATGTAGAACCCAACTAGAGAATAAATATCGAGGCGAGCGATTATATCGAGTCAAGATTGAAAGGGTAGAATGATGAGCGCAAATGAAGAATTGCTCAAGGGCTACAAGCACTCGCTGGAGCTGGCAAACAAAAGAATAGCTGAGTTATCAAAACCGACTATTAAATCATTAGCGCATTCACGGTCAGCGGAGCGTGATTTCTTCAAAAAGAAAGTGAAGTTTTATGAAAGGAAGATAAAGGAGTTAGAAGAAAAATGAAGAGATTCATTGCAGTTTGGATTGTCTTGTCAGCTATTTTGAATATCTGGCAATGTGTCCACATTAAAAATCTTGAAAAAAAGCGCCCGATGCTGGTCTATAAGGCAGATAATAAAGGCGCAGAAATAAAAGGAGTTGTCGTTAATAAAGAGAAAATTGGCGACATGCACACAATCACAATCAGAAACCAAGGCATATTCGTGGTTTCTCAAGAGAATTATAATTCTTTAAAAATTGGAGACGAGGTAGAAATATAATGGATGATGTTTTACAAGCTCTTGCAAAGATGCTAAACATGACAACAGACGAAGTGAGTTCTTTGTTATCGACTTTCAAAGGGAATGCACCACAGATTTATGAAACACTGATAAAAGAAAAAATGATGTATGATACATTCAGTTTTCTACAACTTGTCTTTTCAATACTTGCGGTTATATCGCTGGGAATTTTGATTATTACAATTATTGAATATTATAAAGATGATGACGTTTATTATTGGGAATATGAAGATAATAAAGAACGCAAAGAAGTCAAAGAAAGAAAAAAAGAAAATCGAAGAAAAAATTTAAACAGACCTTTAAAAATTGTTTTATTCGCAACTAGCACAAATTTTCCACTTTATATTATATTTTCAGTTTTAAAAATCATACTCACTCCAAACTATACATTTATTGTGAATGAAGTTTTACCAAGAATAACACACAGATAAGAGAAGAATGAGGAGCACAAAAATGAATAAACAGGAATTGATTGAGGGAATTGAAGCCGTACCAGCACATAATACAAGAACCAGACCTTGGATTGATAAGAAAATAGTTTTAGGTCTACTCAGACAACTAGACGAACCCGAAAAAGTGAAAGTTCCGCAGCTTATAGCTGATTGGATTGAGGTAGCGAAACCTACCTACTCTTTATATGGCGCTATGGTTTACGGAAGTCCAGGGGTCAATAAGTGGCTAGAGAACTGGAACAATCAAGAAACATTTGCACTTGCTTGGATTTTTGGCTACGAGGTCGAGAAAGAACCAAAGTATATTGTGAAGTTGAAAAACGTTCCTGACTTATTCGGGATTTTGAATTTTGGTAAACATTCAAAAGAGTGGATTTTTTCAGACTCAAATACAAACAGCCATCATCGAACCAAACACACCCGCAAAGAACTAGAAGAAGATGGGTTCGGATGGGTATTCGATTGTGAGGGGATTGAAATTGAGGAGGTGAAATAAATGGTGGAAATAATGTATTGGTTAATGTTCTTAGCTTGTGTGTCGGTTTTAGTAATGACAGTATTCGTATTGTTCTATCAACGTCAAGTTAATATTGATTTAAAAAGAAAATATAACGACTTAACACAAGAGTTAAATAATTGCTTTGGTTGGCAAGAGTGGGAATGGGCGCATAATTTTAGAGAATACGCTCGCAAAGTTGACTCTCTGGATAAATTTCAGATGGATATTGAACGACTTGAAATTATCAAGAAAGCATTAGATGCCCAAAAACTCGAAGAATTACAAAAACGTAGAGACCTAGTTGAGCGTGAAATTGAGAAGCTTGAAAAGTAGGAGGTTTAAGAATGAACCGACTGAAAAAAGATTTTATTCTAGCTATCGAAAATTTAAAAATTGATATTATACAAAACTCAGATAATTTAGACAGCTATGAGTTAGGAAAAATCAAGAGCCATGCAAGGGATTTATATGAGAGTCTTGTATGGTTGCAGTGCATGGCAGAAGAGGTAAGAAGATGAGACCTAAAAAATATCCGTATTCAGGAATTAACAAAAAGAAACCAGCTAAAGAAGATAAGCTAGAGCTTGTAGTTTTTCCTAATATATCATTAAGAAAAAGCTTGCTCAAGCACATTTACTCAGTTGTCAAACAACATGACAATACTACAATCATTTATTTCAGACTTCCAAAAGTTTTTGGATTAGACTATGAAGAACAAAGAGCTAAAGTAAATCTAAGTTATGAAGAAACACTGAAGATAATCAATGGAGCTTGAGCATGGATAGACTTGAGAATGAATACGCACTTTACAAAGGCGATACTTTCATAACGTGTGGCACATTAAAAGAAATCAGCGTAGAGACTGGTATAGCTATTGTTACCCTGACTTCGTACGCTTCTCCCTCATATAAAGAGAAAAATCCAAATGGTAAGCAACTAATAAAAGTTGATTTTGAAAAATTAAGCGACCAACAATGCGAGCGATTTGCGTTTATGATGAAGCAAAAAAGAATAGATAATAAACTCTCGAGAAGTGAACTAGCTGAAAAGTTAGGTTACTCTTACGCAGAAATAATGAAATGGGAAAAGAAAATTAAAAAACCTAATCTTTATATAGTCGAAGACGTAGCGACATTTTTCAATATCCCTATAAATGTTTTGATCGGAGAGAAATAAAAAAGCCGAGGCATTCACTCTACCTCGACAACGTTTTCATTACTACTATTATATCATAAAGGAGATAGAGAGTGAACAAGGCTAAAGAGTTACTTGATGAACTACAGAATTTGGATGAAGAAATACAGAGCCGAATAGACGAGCTTGCTAATCTTGAAGCTAGTTTACTTTCTAGCCCTAAAATGAGCATAAATAAGGTTAAAGGTGGTCAGAAGGTTCGATTAGATGAACGTTACATCGATATTTTTAGCATGCAAGATTCCTTGAAAGAGTACATGAAGCAAGCAACTGCTGAGGCTATCCAGCGCAGAATTGAGCTCAGTAAATTGATTGATAAAATGCCTAAGCCTGCAAGTCGAACAATTTTAAGGATGGTTTATATTCAGAAAGCAAGCGTGTATGATATGATTGAATTTTTACAATGCAGTAAGACTACTTTTTACAAAAAGAAGAAAGATGCAATCCGTGAATTGGGCGTTGTAGTTGATAAAAGTGAACTAATGTGAACTAATGTGAACTAGGTTGAAGCGCACTGGTCTAACAATCGTGCTATTATAGTATCATCAAGAATTAAGGGCAAGGCAGTAAGTCTTCCCTTGATATGGAGAGTTGGCAGAGTCAGGTTGAATGCGCCCGTTTGCTAGGCGGGCGGTCGCCTATGTGCGGTCCGTGGGTTCAAATCCCACACTCTCCTTTGGCGGTGACGGGTATATTGTTTTATCTCCAACTTAAACAAAAACTTATCTTCGGTTCGACTCCGAGCACCGCCTTTAAAGGCTACAAAAAATAAAAAAACAAATGTAGTATCTAACCTTGCAAGGTCGTAGCCTCCTTGCGTTTTTAGGGCTTAGCCTAGATAATCTGTGGCAACTCAGGAAAAGGATGTTTTAAAATCTATCAAACATCCTGCCAGCAATGGTCATTCTAAGCAATTCAATCTTAACTATTTCAGTTTTGGAATAGGTAGGCGAAGTTAAAGCAGAAAAATTCCAACGACAAGGTGTTGAGGAAATACAAACGTGGCAGTTTGGCTGTGAGACGAGTCTATAAGAGGAATGAGGTATTTTGTTCGAGGTGCAACAAGAGCTTAATACCATATCTTACAAAAATTGGGTGCCTCCCAAAAGTATGTAAGGTAAGTCGATTGTCCGCAAAACGATCGATAACAAGCAGGCGCTGTGCATTTTGTTCTTCAAAAGAGAATGGAACACATGGCGATGCGTGTCTGTGATAGATGAAAGATGATTTTTATATTGTAATGCTATTTAAAATAGAAAAAATTCAAAAAGCAAAAGTCATCGCCCGTTGCAAATGAAAGTGTACTTCGGCAATTAGATTGCCTACTCAAGTCTCGCAAGGATGAGAGTAAAGTCAAAGAGTAAAGCAGCTTAGACTTTTAGCGGGGTCTTCGTTAATTGAAAAATGGCTTAGTAGTTTGCGATGTAAGGAGTGATTGGTCTAACCAATCGTGCATGAGTGATACAAGTAGGAATATTTGTGGACAAGATAATAAACTATAAGTTATCAAAAGTCACTCGCTTAAAGCAGTAGTCTCATGCTGATTAATGGATATATGGTAGACGGATGATGTCACAGGTTCGAGTCCTGTCGTTCCAATTGCGATTTTAATTCGCAGAGAGGTCTTGTATTAAGTCACACATTAGTGTGGCTTTTTGATTTATTAGAAGTGGAGGTGATGGACATTGGGTTAAATCAAAGACAAAAGATGTTTGCGAGCGAGTATTTGAGGACAGGCAATGTCTATCAATCCGCAATATTCGCAGGGTACAGTGAAGCTTATGCTAAAACAACCGCTAGTAAATTGCTAGAAAATGTAAGCATAAAAACGTTCATACAAACAGAAACCGAAAAGATGCACGACAAGAATATTCTGAGTGCTAAAGAGGCTCTTTCGATTCTTTCGGACATCGCAAGAGGTAAGCGGCTTGAAGAGGTTTTGATGATGAACCCTGTCACTGGTGAAGTAGACAGGGTTATGAAAAAAGCTGATAACAATACAGTTATTAAAGCAATAGCTGAGATATTGAAGCGTTATCCAACTGCCAAGCAAGCTGAAAAATTGGAGCTTGAGATTGAGAAACTCAAATCTCAAATCGGTATGGACGACGAGCATGACGATAAGCTTGTTGAATTCGCTAAGGCTTTGAGAGGTGCTTTTAATGACAAGTAAATTCACCCCTAAACAAGAGCAAGTTCTTAAGCGGGTTTTAAATGATGATTTTTTTATCTGTGGTCTGCATGGTGCAAAGCGTTCAGGTAAAACCGTTCTAAACAATATGATTTTCATGAATGAGATTGCACGAGTGAGAGAGATAGCTGATAGATTAAACATTGATGAGCCAATGTATATTTTAGCTGGAACCTCTTCAACGTCGATACAAAACAATATCATTCAGGAACTATATAACATGTTTGATATTGAGCCGAAATACGACAAGCATGGAGCGTTTACTCTTTGCGGGGTTAAAGTGATTCAAGTCTACACTGGTTCGATTTCAGGACTAAAGCGAGCCCGTGGATTTACTGCGTTCGGAGCTTATGTAAACGAAGCATCGCTTGCTAATGAACAAGTGTTCAAAGAAATCATTTCACGTTGCTCGGGAGAAGGTGCACGGATTGTTTGGGATAGTAACCCAGATATCCCTACTCACTGGCTCAGACGGTATTATATCAACTCTGGTGATGATATGATTATAGACTTTCATTTCAAGTTAGATGATAATACATTCATGTCTGATAGATACAGAGAGAATATTAAAAATGCTACGCCAGAGGGTGTATTCTACGACCGAGATATTCTAGGTTTGTGGGTAACTGGCGAGGGCGTAGTCTATCGTGATTTTAGTGAGAAGATGTTTGTGGATAATGTACCAGAAGATATCACTAAATTCTATGCTGGTGTCGACTGGGGATATGAACACTACGGCTCTATCGTTGTTGTTGGAGAAACGTCTGACGGCTCTATCTACTTACTTGAGGAACATGCACACCAACATGAAGAGATTGATTTTTGGGTAGATGTTGCTAAAGATATAAAAAGCCGATATGGGAACATCACGTTTTGGGCTGATAGCGCACGACCTGAACACGTAGCTAGGTTTCAAAGAGAACAAATCAAGACATTCAACGCAAATAAAGCGGTCTTATCAGGGATTGAAGAAGTCGCTAAGTTCATGAAAGCTGGGCGCTTTTTTGTTGTATCAGATAAAGTAAGCCGTTTTAAAGACGAGGTTTACCAGTATATCTGGAACGAGAAAACAGGCGAACCAATCAAAGAGAATGATGACGTTTTGGACGCCCTGCGCTATGCGATTTATTCACAACATTCACAACCAAAAGCAGCCGTTAAGAGAAGATCTCTTTATGGCTTGTAGAAAGGGAGAACATGTATAAATACTTAACCTATCCACGGGATGGATATGACGAAACAAATTTAAATGCTGAATTGATTTATAAGCTGATCCGCAAACACGCAATTGAGCGAGAGGACTTGCAAAAATTAAAGCGGTATTACATCGGAGAACATTCTATTCTCAAACATGAAAGGCGCAATCCGAGCGCTCCGAACTTTAAAACAGTAGCCAATCATGCGAAGGATATTGCAGACACGGCCACAGGTTATTTCCTGGGCAGTCCGATTGTCTACAACAATACAGGCGATGGCGACCTTGAGCCTCTTTTAATTGCGTTTGATAACGCTGAAATTGACCAAGTGGACACGCAGAACGCTCTTAATATGGCTATCTACGGCCGTGCTTACGAGTATATCTATGTCAAGGAAGGTTTGAACGAGCTTGACTCAGCTAGTCTTGATGTCGAGAATACCTTTATAGTTTACGATGATAGTATTGAACGCAGACCCTTATTTGCGGTCTACTATTACGAGGTTAAGGACGACACGAAAGACACGAAGACATACCAAGCAGAGGTTTTTACACAGAACTTGCATTACCACATTGTTTTGCATGATTCGTCAGGGTCGTATGTGAAAAAACTTGATGTTGAACCACACCACCTTGGTCAAATCCCAATCATTGAGTACAAAAATAACAATTTTGCGATTGGCGATTATGAGCAACAGATTAGCTTGATTGATGCTTACAATTCCTTGATGGGTAATCGTGTAAACGACAAAGAACAAGCAATAGAGTCTATCCTTGTTTTGTACGGTGCGCAGTTAGGCGACACGCCTGAAGAAACCCACCAAGCCATGACAATCCTTAATGAAGAAGGACTTTTGGAGTTGCCAAGCGATAGTGCAAAGGCTGAGTTTTTGAAGAATACGCTGGACGAGGGTGCTACTGAAATCTTGCGTAAGGCTCTGAAGGAAGATATTTATACGTTTAGCCATGTACCGAACCTAACGGACGAGAACTTCGCAGGGAATAGTTCAGGCGTAGCTATGGAATACAAGCTGCTAGGTCTTGAAATGATTACTAAAATTAAAGAGGCCAATTACAAACGTGGACTTAGACAACGTATCAGTATTTTTGCTAAGTACCTGGGACTGCAACAAATTGCACTTGATGCAAATTCGATAGTACCTCAGTTTAGTCGTGGATTGCCTAAGAACTTACTTGAATTGTCACAGGTTATTAATAATCTTGAGGGTAAAGTTACGCTCAGACAGCTTATTTCACTCTTACCATTCATTGAAGATCCCGATGCTGAATTGGTAGATCTCGAGGAAGAGAAAGAAAAGAATATGGAGCGTGTGCCATTCTTTAACCAGGTAAACACGAAGCCAGACGAAGAGGTGACAGATGAACAACAAGGACTACTGGACCCAGAGGAAGGCTAACCTTATCTATGAGCAAATGGATAAGGCTGAGAAACAAGCTGATAGGTTTGACAAGGTCTACGAAAAAGCCAAGGCTTACCTTGATAAAGAAATAAACAAAATCTTTGATAAATTCCAGCGTGACTATGGTTTGAGTGAGAATGTAGCACGGCAGGTCTTAAAAACCATGAAGGACAAAAAAGACCTTGCTGATCTACGCAGAATGCTCGAAGCTAGACCGAACGACCCAAACATTCAGCAGTTGCTTGCTGATTTAGACAGCCCAGCTTATAGCTATCGTATGAAGCGCCTTGAACGTTTGAGCGACGATTTAGACCTTATGCGTAGTTCTATCTATCTTTCCGAGAAGCAAGGCTCAGATGATTTCTATGGCGACCTTATGAAGGATAGTTACTACAAGGCTGTCTTTGACTTGCAACAGCAAACGGGACTTGCTTATAGTTTCTCTGACTTACCTGAAACAGAAATCAAACGTCTACAGGCGTTTAAATGGACGGGAGAGGGCTATTCGGACAGGATATGGTCAAATACAAGTGCGCTCGCTTCAAGCGTGAAAGACGAGCTTTTAGTAAGCCTCATGACTGGTCGAAGCACAAGAGCTACAGCTCAAGCAATCGCAGAACGGTTTGAAGTTGGAAAAGGCAAAGCAAGACGTCTAGTTCGCACTGAGTCAGCATTCTTCCATAATCAAATGGAACTGCTCAGCTATGAAGATGCTGAGATTACAAAGTATAAATTTGTAGCTGTGCTGGATAAACGGACATCGCATATCTGCCAACAACATGATAACAAGGTCTACAATACAGACGAGGCTGTTCCTGGCGTCAATTATCCACCACTACATCCTTGGTGCAGGTCTACAACTATCGCACACGATGATGATATCGACTACAGCAAGTTAGGACGTAGGGCTAGAAATCCTGAAACAGGCAAAGTCGAGTACGTACCTGCTGATATGAGTTATAAAGAGTGGTATGATAAATACGTTGCAAAAGATAGAGCACAAGTTTCTAAAGAAAATGATAAAACAATTCTAAGAAGTAATACCACAAAATTGTTTTCCGATGTTAGTAATGCATGGGATGAAATTAAGAAAGGTGGATTATCGAAAGAACAGCTTGTAAATATGCTAGAGTCTGAATATGAATTGGGCGAATTTCCGAGCGAAATAACAAAATTGATAGGAATAAATTCCGCTTACATAGATGTTAGTAGTTTAGCTACTTCATTAGTCAGACACGGGCAACAGTATTCATTGGATGAATTTATGTTAATAAAAGAGGTGGTTCAAAAACCTTATTTGATTCTAGATAATTCAGAAAGGATTGAAAAATCAATTGTTTCTTATGCAAAAATTCCTAATAAAGATAAGGTTGTTATGGAAGCGGTGATGGTACCAAGGGATGAAATGCTAGTCATTCACTTTGGTAAGGTTGGGATTCGTCAAGTCAAAAAGAATGAAAAAAATATGTTGACGCTTTACAAAAAGGAAAAATAGTGCTATACTTTTAGTAAAGATAGAGGTTGAGAATCTGTCACCAACGCGCCACTTATAGTGGGTCGAGAAATGCAGGAGCCCCGACAGTCCTGCCTATCTTAGCACTAAACAATTGTTTAGTGCTTTTTTTATGCTCAGAAAGGAGGAGCGTATGTTTATTTGGGAATGGGTGTTAATTGCTTTAGGGTGGTTGTTATTCATACCGCTTGTATCTTTTATTTCTTTGTTTATGATAAATTTAATCAAAGAGCTTAAGAAAAGAAAGTAGGTGATCCAACATCTTGACTAGCAGGAACAGACTGCTGCTTAATATCGTTACTTAACCGTATCAGAATTGATGCGGTTTTTTATATGCGCACGAAGGGGAGATAGTTCGATTCTATCTTACGGGTTAATCAAGTTCGAGTCTTGAAATCTGGCGAGCGGTTCGAGTCCGCTGGTGCGCTTTGTCCGAGCATTGAAGACATTAAAAGCCATGGAATTATATAGTCGGGGACGACTCTAAAAATAGGAGGTTCGCAATGAACGAAGAAACACAAACAGTCGAAGTCGAAACGGTTGAAGAGCAAAAGGTACCTGCAGAACCTACACCACAACCGCAAGACGAGAAAAAGTACACAGATGCAGACGTTGATGAAATCATCAATAAGAAATTTGCTAAGTGGAAATCAGAGCAAGAAGCCAAGGAAAACGAAGCTAAAAAACTTGCCAAGATGAACGCTGACGAGAAACAAAAATATCAGTTAGACCAACGTGAACAAGAACTAGCTAATCGTGAACAAGCTATTGCTCGTAAAGAATTGACCGCAGAAGCTAAGACAATGCTAAGTGAACGTGGCTTACCAATTGAATTAGTGGGCGTGATTGATTTAACAAATGCTGAAACAGTGACCGATTCGGTTGCAAGCATTCAGAAATCGTGGGAAGAAGCAGTTCAGAAAGGAATTGCTGAGCGTACAAAAGGTGGAGCACCTATTAAGACTGCACCACAAAGCAACAACGAGCTTACAAAGGCTCAATTTTACAGAATGAGCCATGCAGAGAAGGCGAACTTGAAACAAACAAACCCTGAACTGTATAACTCGTTTTTGAATTAGAAAAAGGAGAATTTAAAAAATGACACAAACTAAAATTGCAAATCTTGTAAATCCTCAAGTTATGGGCGACATGGTCGCAGCTAAGCTACCTAAAAAACTACGTGTTGCACCATTCGCAACAATTGACCGTACTTTGGTAGGTGTGCCTGGTAACACCATCACGGTTCCATCTTACACTTATATTGGCGACGCTGAAGACGTAAACGAAGGAGTAGAGGCTGGAGTAGTTACTCTTGGTACTTCTACTAAGACTGCTACAATCAAAAAAGCAATGAAGGCAGTAGAATTGACCGATGAGGCAGTTCTTTCAGGTTACGGAGATCCAGTAGGAAACGCAGAAAATCAACTTGCACTTGCAGTTGCATCTAAAATCGATAACGATGCCTTAGATGCTCTTTTGAAAACAAACACTCGTAAATACGACTCTAAAACTAAAGCAATCAGCTACGATGTAATCGTGGACGCTATTGATTTGTTTGAAGAAGAAGTCAATACTGAAAAAGTAATGTTTGTCAATCCAAAACAAGTAACTACTTTGCGTAAAGACCCTAACTTTATCTCAGCCGATAAATATCCAGCTAACGTGGTTATGACTGGTGAAATTGGTACAATCGCTAACACTCGTATCGTACCTACTAAGAAGGTTGCTCTTGATACAACTAGCGCATTCTACACTTGTCCAATCATCAAACTTACTCACGATGACGAAACTGAACAAGACACTGCAGCATTGACAGTCTACCTTAAACGTGATCCAAACGTCGAAGTTGACCGTAAGTCTTTGAAACGTACCACTGAAATCTCAATTGACGAATTCTACACAGTGGCTGTTTCAGACGACTCTAAAGTAGTATTAGCGGAAATTAAGAAATAATGAAAGTTAAAGCTATACAATCATTCAATGACTGGGAAGCTGGGATTAGACGTCTAGAAAATGAAGTCTTTGAAATTACGGACGAGCGCTTTGAAGTGCTTGAAAATAATCTAAAAGTCAGCTTCAGCGTGTCTATTTCAGAAGTACTTGAAATCATTGAAGATGAAATCGTGCAAGGAGACAAGAAGACTCCTTTAGATTAGGAGGCCTTATGGATCTTGAAAAACTAAAAACACTAATTGGCGAGAGCGACGAGGCTGTCCTCTCGCTTTTGCTTTTAAGAGCTGAAAATATTATCTTATCTGAAACTAACCGAGACAAACTTACACCTGCCCTTGAACGGTTGGTGCCCGAGGTTGTTATTGAACTCCACAATCGCTCTGGAAGCGAAGGAGAGCAATCTAGGAGCGAGGGTGGTATATCTGTTACCTACTCTGACAACGGGTTGTCTACGGGCGTTTTACAGCGTGTACGCATGCATAGGTTAGCAAGGGTGGCTGGTCATGTTTTTGAAAAAGAATAGACTGAAACCTTACCCTCTTAGAAAGTTTGAAAAAACTGTATCAGATGAGGGTGTTGTTAAAGAAGGGTATGCGAGTGATGTTGCTGAAATAATGCTTGAATTGTGGCCAGCTAGTAGCCAGCTACAATCTGAAATCTATGGAGACCGTGTCAATGATATCTTAAACGCAAATGCGAGCAAGAATGCAGATATCAAAGTTAAAGATGGTATTTGTATCGATAGTAAGACAGAGGTCACGCATCGGGTTATTTCAAAGAAAGTATATAGTCAACATCAAGTCTTGGAGGTAGAACGTGTCAGAGCTTCTAGGGGCAGATAGGCTTATAGCTAAATGCCGTAAATTAGCAAGCAAACAAGCAGGCGATGATATCGTCAGGCGTGCGGTCTTGAATGCGTGTAAAAATGTAGTCCAAGCAGATGCTAAACTCAGAGCGCCAGCAAATGATGGTGAGCTGAGAAAAAGAATTAGAGTAAGGGTTAAAATGGAGGGCGACCGAGTTGTTGGAGAGGTTTATACCAACCTTAAATACGCTCCTTACGTTGAGTTTGGGACAGGGCCAATAGGACAAGCTAACCATTCGGGTATCTCTCCAGAGGTCAGCGTGACTTACAAGTCTAATCCGTGGTATGTGCATGAAGACCAGATTGACGTAGGGCATTATCACTTCCAAAAAATAGGAGAGTTCTATAAAATGTATGGTCAGCCAGCACAACCTTACTTGTACCCCGCTTTGAAAGACAACCACGACCGTATATCAAACAACATTTCGAAATTCGTTAGTAGAAAGATTAGAGAACAGATAAGATGATCAATATTAAGCCAGTTATTTATAAAGAATTGCAGAAGGTCGCAGATAATGTGACCGACACTTATCCGAGCGATTGGGAGAACTTCCCAGTCATTATTTTTTTGGAAGAACAAAACAAGCCAGGCGACTGGTTCGACGACAAAGAACAAAAAACAACAATTCGCTATAAGGTTGATATCTTTGATAATGATAGCACTAGCAACCTAGCAGTTAAAATCAATGAGATTTTCGCCTCGTTAGGCTTGCGTAGGATTGAGAGTCAAGATATCCCTGACCCCTCTCATTTGAGGCATAAATTGATGAGATTTGAAGGAATTGTCGACCTAGACTCTGAGCTTGTTTATCAATACAGAATGGAGAATTAATACATGTTAGCAAACGGAATTACGCTTTCTTACGGGACAGCTAAAGGAACTTACACAAAACTTGCAGGACTTAAAGAAGTACCTGAATTCGGTATTGAACCTGAAAAGGTTGAAAATACCACCCTTGAAGACAAGGTTAAAAAATATGAATTCGGTATTGGCGATGCTGGGGAACTTGAATACAAATTCGCTTATAAGAACGACGGAGCAAATGCTCCTTATCGTATTTTGCGTAACGCAGCAGACAACAAGACTAAACTCTTCTTTGAACAAACATACCCAGACAACACCAAGGTTAAATTTGAAGGACAGGTATCTGTCAAACTTGGCGGTGGTGGTGTGAACTCTGTTATTGAGTTTACCCTTAAAATCGCATTGCAATCTGAACTTGAATTTACAGACGGAATTGGAGGTTAATGAATGGCGTTAAAATACACAACTTGGAAAGTTACTGACGAAAAAGAGTTGAAGCTACGTTTGACATCTCATCAAGCTGCAACCGTAGAAGAAAAAATCGGCATGAACTTGCTGAAGATTTTCATGCCTGAGGCTGGCGAAGAGTTCACTTTACCACCTTTGAAAGTTATGTTGTTGTTAGTTCACGGAGCCTTGCAGCAGTATGAACATGGGTATTCTATTGAAGATGTCTATGATCTATACGATGAATACGTGGACAACGGTGGAGACCAAACGACATTCATGACAGATGTTTTAATGCCACTATTTGAAGTATCGGGTTTTACTCCACGAGGAAGCAAGACCAAGAAAACTTCCAAGAAGAAAATGACAGTAGTCGAGTAATCTTAACGGTAACGCAGATTGTTGAGAGGCTTTACCCTATGTTTTTGGACATCGGGGGGGAGCCTCTCGTTTTTTGGGATTTGACGGTACTTGAAATCAGAGAAATGATTGAAAGCTATAACCGTGTCAAAAAACAAGAGCGTAAAGAGAAGATTATTGACTCTTATAGGCTTTCGCAAATGATTGCTAATAACGTATCCTTGTTGCTCTCAAATGATGCCAAGCTACTTGAGATTTGGGACTATGCGCCTGAATTATTTCAGGAAGAGAAAGAACAAGTCGAAAAAGCAAGGCAAGAACAAGAAATGCGGGTACATAAAGAACGCATGCGCTTGTTTGCTGAGAGCCATAACAGGAAATTTAAAATGAAAGGAGAATAGATGGGAGTTACTCTTGATGAATTGAAAGTCATGATTGATGCTGAGATAGCGCCTTTCAAGAAGAAAATGAAAGAAGTCGAGAACCAGGTCAAAGGGACATCTGACCAAGTGAAAAATGCCACTGCAAAAGTTCGTGAACAGTCGAATTCAATCGGTAGTGCGTTTGGGAAACTAGCCAAGTTCGCTGGTTTTGCTTATCTTGGCAAGAAGTTGCTTGATGTTGGTATGTATTCAGCACAGACAGCTCTTGAAGTATCAGCATCTATGAACCAAATCAAGCGCCAGATGGGCGAGAGTTCGCAATCTTTCTTAAAATGGGTTAACGATAACGCCAACGCTATGAATATGGGGGTGGGTGAGGCTACCAATTATGGGGCTGTTTACTCAAACTTATTTTCTGGATTTATCAAAGATACTAACAAACTAAGCGCCTATACTGCTAAAATGTTGCAGACATCCGCAGTCGTGGCAGAAGGTTCAGGGCGTAGCATTACCGATGTTATGGAGCGTATTCGCTCTGGTTTGCTTGGAAATACCGAAGCGATAGACTTTTGTCGCACCGCCTAGAAATAGGCGGATTAAGAACTTACCAAAATCGGTAGAACTCTAAATTTTAAGTAATTAAAACATGACGATACCGAGGTAAACTAAGCAATTAAAGAGGCTTAGTCACCGTAGAGCATAGGGATTGAACCTGTGCTTTTTGTTTTGTCAAAAAGTACAGAATAAAATATCCCCACGAGTGGTAAGCGCCTAAACAATTCGGTTGTAGGTGAAAATATATGCCGAACTTACAAGAAATTGTAAGAAGTATGGATAAAAAGCCATGCGATAACATTATTGAGAGGACTTAGGTATTAACGTCAATGTGGCCATGATTCAGTCTACAGAAGCATTTAAACGTTTTGCAAATGGTCAAAGCTGGAACCAGTTAGATTACCAGACGCAACAACAGATTCGCCTTATGGCTATTTTGGAACAGGCAACCGCCAAGTACGGTAATACCTTATCACAATCAGTCAACGGGCGCATTAGCTTGTTTAAATCACTACTGAAAGACTCTGCTTTGAACATCGGTAACTCTATGTTGCCGATTATCAATGCGATCATGCCTGTCTTGAACTCTTTTGCCATGGTATTAAAGAATGTTACTGGCAAATTAGCAGAGTTTATTGCCTTACTATTCAACAAGAAAGCGACCGTTAAAGATGGCGGTATAGCTAGTGCAGCAAGTAGCGCTGGGGATGCTTTAAAAGACGCAGCAGGTGGCGCAGGTGACCTTGCCGATGCTATGGATGATGCAGACGATGCTTCAGGTGGCATTGCTGATAACTTGGACGACACAGCCAAGTCAGCCAAGAAAGCCGTTAAAGAATTACTTGGTTTATTGGGATTTGACGAGATCAACCTCTTAAATAAAAAAGACGACCCTGACGACGGTGACGGTGCTGGTAAAGGCAGAGGCGGTGGCGGTGGCAAAGGTAACAAAGGAAAAGGAGGGGGCGGTGGCGCACCTTTCAAAGATATCTTACCAGAAGTCGAGTTAACCGACATGGACAACCAATTCAAGAGCATTTTCGGTGGTCTTGGTGATAAGTTAAAAGGGTTGTTTGACCTTTTCAAAAAAGGTTTTGATGCAGCGTTTAGACCAGAAGGTATAGAACGTATCAAGATTGCCTTAGATCAAATAGCTAAGACACTAGGAGAAATAGCCACTGATCCAAGGGTTGTAAATGCCTTTAATCGCATGACTGAAAAAATTGCTTATGCTTTAGGGCAAGTGGTAGGCTCAATAGCCACTATCGGTTTGGGTATTGGTGTTTTCCTTGCTGAAAGTATTGCAAATGGTCTTGGAAGGCAAAAAGAACGCATTATCAGGGCGCTAGTCGCTTTGTTCGATAATATCGGTAACGTTGCAGAGGCTGTAGGAAACATCGCTCAGGCTCTTTCTAGTGCTTTCTACGATGTCATTACTTCAACGGGTGCGGTTCGTATCGGTAGCGCTATTGTGTCAACATTTTTGAGTTTGGGTTCAAAATTTGTTGAAATTGGGAGCAAACTTGCTGGTGATTTATTCAAAGGCTTAGAGCAAATTGTGACAGATAACGCTCCGAAGTTGTCAAGTTCATTACAGGGGGCTTTAGAAGCGATTGCCCCAGTGTTTGAAACAATAGAGCAAGCAGTGAACCGTTTCGGTGATGCGTTTAGCCGTGTGTATGATGAACATGTTAGTCCATTTATAGAAACTATTTCTAGTGGTATTTCTCAAATCGTATCAGTATTTCTAGATAGCTTTGATAACAATGTTACTCCAGCACTCCAAAGATTCTCTGATGGATTTGAAGATGTATATAGAAATCATATCGGCCCAGCAATTGATTCTTTGAGTCAAGCTTTTGGAGGACTGGTTGATGTCCTTAAACAAGTCTGGGAAGATAACATGCAACCTTTTGCTGAGTTCTTAGCCGATACATTCGGTATCAGCCTTGGTGGGCTTGTCGATTTGCTAGGCGGAGCCATTTTAGAGGCTTTAAAAACCTTAGCGGATACAGTAAAAGCTGTTAGCGATGCTTTCATTGCTTTTTCTGATTGGTGTAAGGATAACCGAGAGATAGTTTCAGCTATGGCTACTGCAATCGGTTTGTTAGCGACAGCTTGGCAAGGTATTAAATTCTTGTCTTGGGCTGAGCAAGCTGGCGGTCTTGCAGCAGGAATTAGTAAATTAGGCGGAGCTTTCACTGATTTAGTTGGTGCGGTAAAAGGCTTAACAGTTGATAAGATAAAATCTTTTGCAGAAAGCGTGTATTTGAATACCTTATATGCAAAAGATTTTGTGGTCAATTCAGGTAAATTGATTGTAGAGTTAGGAAGAACTGCTTTAGAACTTGGTAAAGCAGGACTAGCGTGGGCTGCTAATGCAGCACAAATGGGACTTGCAACAGCGGCAGAAATCGCTCAATCAGTTGCAGCAGGAATCGCATCAGCTGCAACATGGGCACTCAATGGAGCTATTGCGGTATTGACCAGCCCGATAACCTTAGTCATTGCAGCTATTGCAGCTTTAATTGCTATTGGTGTCTTGCTCTACCAAAACTGGGATACTGTTGTCGAGTTCGCTAAAAATGCATGGCAGGGACTGAGTGATTTCATCGGTGTTATTTGTCAAGCGATTGGCAAATTTTTCAGCAGTCTATGGACGAAACTTCAAGAAATCTTTGAGCCGATAGGTCAATGGTTTAGTGAGAAGTTCCAGCAAGCATGGGATGCTATTGTCAACATATTCTCTGGTATCGGAGACTGGTTCTCTAATACGTTCCAAGGTGCTTGGGATGCTATCGCTAATATCTTCGGTGATCTAGGTTCATGGTTTGGCGATAGATGGTCAGATGTTACCAATGCCCTTTCAGATGTGAATACTTGGTTGGGTGATAAATTCCAACAAGGTTGGGATACTATTAGCAATGCATTTGGCAAGTTAGGTTCATGGTTTGGTGACCGTTGGAACGAATCAAAAAATGCGCTTGCCGAAGCCAACACTTGGCTTGGAGAGAAATTCCAATCTGGTAGAGATAATGTGAATTCAGCTTTTGAAAAAGTCGGTTCTTGGTTCGGTGAGAGATGGAATGACATACAAAACGCCTTGAGAGAAATCCCGAACTGGTTTAAAAATTTGTTTAATGACGCTATGGAAAATGCTAAAAGCATTGTTAAAACTGGTATTGATAGACTAAAAAGCTTCTTTAATTTTAATTGGAGTTTACCAAAAATCAAGCTCCCTCATTTTAATATATCTGGTAGCTTTAGCTTGATGCCTCCTAGAATTCCATCATTCTCAGTTGACTGGTATGCACGAGGTGGGGTATTCAACTCTCCTAGCATTATCGGGGTCGGAGAAGCTGGTCAAGAAGCGGTAATGCCTCTTGAACGGAATACAGGTTGGATTTCTACTTTAGCCCAGAAAGTAGCTGAAAGAATGCCTGTTAACAATACCCCTACGGGCTATTCATTGCCAGCAGGCGACATCGTGATCCAGATTGGTGGTCATGAATTCGGACGTGTGGCTATCCAAGAAATCAATAGAGAACAAGAACGTGCAGGACAAGTCTTGCTTAACATTTAAAGGGAGGTAAAATGGCACGCTTAATCATCAACGGGGTGGCTGTTAAGCCTCCCAAATCTTTTCAAGTAGGTATTCAGGATATCGACGGAGAAACAGGACGTAACGCAAATGGAAACATGGTGCGTGACCGTATCGCAGTTAAACGAAAACTAGACTGTGAATGGGGCATGCTGACTCAAGATGAAATGAGTCAGATTTTAAATGCTGTATCAGCAGTCTTTTTTGATGTTCAATATCCTGACCCGATTCTAGGCCAAATCACAAAGGTTTTTTACGTCGGAGACAGAACAGCTCCGAGCTACTCATTCACTGAGAAGTTTAAACCATGGTCTGGTGCTAAATTTAATCTGATAGAAAGGTAGGTTAGAACATGGATATATTTAGACGAAAGAAATTTGATGAAGCTATGTTTGCTAAAGACCGTACTTTTTATATCAGAGTAGGGAAGTATCATAGTTTTGATATCAAAGAGGCTAGTTTTGATTATGGTTATATTAAAGGTGACACTTATAAACCTGGTGGAACGTGTGCAGGTAGTGCCAAGATTACTTTTACAAGTATTATCACGACATTCAATAAGCTAGATAAAATAACCCCAAAGATTGGTATTCAATTGGCCGATGAAACCTATGAATGGGTTGAAATGGGCGAATTTTTTATCAATGATATTGAAATCGACCGAAATCGTAACACTACTACCTTAGACCTTATGGACGGGATGTTTAAGTTGAACCGTGAATATGTCACAGACTTAACCTACCCAGCAGAAATCAGAAATGTAATCAAAGAAATCTGTTTAAAAACAGGTGTCGAACTTGCCAATGAAACCATGGGTATCGCATCCATGAATTATCGAATTGAGAAAATTCCTGAAGATAAAAAAATGACATTCCGAGAAGTATTAGGGCTATCTGCTCAATTGCTCGGGATGTCTTGTTTTTTCAATCGTGAAGGGAAACTTGAAATCAAGGAATTAACTGATTCAGGTATCACGATTACAGCTGACAGCTACTTCATGCACGGATTGACCAAGAGCGAAATTGAGTATCAAATTGCAGGGATAACTTGTAAGAAAGATAAAGAAACGCTCACGGTCGGATTGCGTACAGGTCGTTCACTTGAAATTGAAAATCCGTTCATGACTCAATCGATTTTGGATAACCTCTATCACGATATCAAGGATATCAGGTACTATCCGTTTGACCTGAATTATCAAGGGCATCTATTGCTTGATGTTGGTCAGTGGGTAACTATCAAAACAAATAAGGGAGAAACATTCAAATCTCCAGTTTTAAGTCAATCTTTCAACTTCAAAGGTGGACTTCGTGGTCGTATTAGTGCCGACAGTAAAGCTGGCAATGATGCGCAGTATTCGTATGCTGGAACCATTACTAAAAAAATCGAGCAATTCAGCGAGTTTGAAAAACAACTTCAAAACCAAATTGAAGAAGCAGATAGAGGGTTCGATGCTAAAGTCGACCAAATCAAGAAAGACTTCAATGATCAATTAGAACTTGCAAAGGCTAAAGCTGAAGAGAATAAGAAAGCTCTATCAGACGAAATAGACAGACGATTTCACGATTTCAGCCCAGAAGGATTCGATGCAGCTAAAACAAAAGCAGAAGAGGCCTTGAAGAAAGCTAGTGCGAGTGCTGATTTAGTTGAACAAGTAAAAGGGGTAGCTGATACAACAAGACAAAATTTTGATGCTTTCAAAACCCAAGTATTTTCGAACTTCGCATTAAATAGTGAAGTTGATTACAAATTATCAACTGCTCAAAAAAATAACGACTTAAAATTTGCTGATTACAAGCAAGATACGGAAGGAAGATTTGCTAGTATTGCAAGTCAAGTGTCTGGTAAAGCCAATCAAACAGACTTTCAACGTGTAAGAGAAACAAGTCAACTTTATGAACGAATTTTAGGTAGTTCAGAGACTGATATTTCTAGAAATGCTTCACGTTTAGTTATGAGCGACCAAAGATTCCAGACTGAAGTCGGAAAGTACGTCACAGACGATAACAACTTAATTGTTAATTCAATGACTATGGATAAGCACACGCTTGTCGGCAACAACAACCCAAAAGCTGATATTTCTGTAAACGATGGAGTTTTCACAATCAAGGCACAAGGTCTTACTGGTTATAACTGGTCTGGTTTCACGCTTCCAATTTACGTTAAGAAAATCTATCGTGATGAAACCTATACACTCGGTTTTAAATACCGTATCAGAGAATATCCTGACGTATCATTTGCGTTTAACGTAAAGAACCACGGATTGAATAAAACTCTTTTATGGTCTAATATCGGTGAAAAACGACCACCATTGAATGAATGGCAGGAATTTCAGAAAACTTTTACAGTTGAAGAAGATTTTGCTTTTGGTGAAGATGTGAACTATCCGTTTTATATCTTTTTAGCTAAAAATGGTTGGGTTGAATTCAAAGAGCCTATATTGGTTCGTGGTAGTAGAACAGGAACATATAAGCCTAGTCAATTTGACGATGCCTACAAAAAATCAAACGAGGCTAAAGACTTAGCAGAAAATGCTCAAGCAAAAGCGATTGAAGTAGCAGAGAAAGCTAGACTGGCTCAACAGGCAGCGGAAGAAACACGGATACAAGTCACACAAAAGTTAGCTGAATACAAAGAAACCTCGGATGGCCGTTTTGCTACAATTTCTACTCGAATAAGTGGCAAAGTTGACCAGAGCGATTTCCAGCGTGTAAAAGAGACAAGCCAGTTATATGAGCGCATTCTAGGTACGACTGAGCAAGGAGTGGCAGATAACGCTTCAAGGCTTGTTATGTCTAGTCAAATCTTTCAGACTGAAGTCAAAAAACTCACTGAAAGTAGTTATAATCTTGTGTTTGACCCTACTAATTTCAGCAAATGGGAGAAGAAAGGCTCAGATGCTAACGTTATAAAAGTACCGTATAAGTATGGATTGTTAAGAATTGAAAACGTTGATAAGCAAGTATCGGTATATCATGGCTTTTCATTGCCTCTAACGACCTCAACTTTTACCGAAGGTGAGAAATTAAGTTACCGAATGCAAGTATGGGTGGATGTGTTACCAGATGCACCGCTTGGAATTGAGCTATGGGATTCAGGCGGTGGTCTTGCATCTGATAGAGTCACCTTTACAAACACTGGGATACAAGTCATCACAGGTACAATGACCGTTAATAAATCATCGACTAAAGGAAGAGAGTTCCCTCTTGAAATTTGGTTGATGAAGAACGGTCAAGTCGCAATTGGTCAGGTGTCGCTTATTCGTGGTGAAACACCTCCAAATGAATTCAAGGATGATACATCGGCACAAGATGTAGTCACACAATCGAAAGTGACTCAACTTTCTGATTCGTACGCAATACAAACGCTGACGAATGCTGGTGCTATTGCTTCACAAATCAACACTAACGCAAACAATATCTTGATTGAAGCTAATAAAATCCGTTTAAAAGGTAAGACACTTGCTGATGAAATCACAGCTATTGATGGTTATTTTAAGCGTTTATTTGTGGGCGATGCACAGATTGGAACATTAAACACTGACATTGTTCGCTCAAATTCGATTGCAGCAGACAAGCTGATATTTGATACTGCTTTAGCGAAGAAGCTAGTAGCTAGTGATGTTTTCACGGATACGCTTGCTGCTAAAACAGCATTTATCAACAAGCTACGGTCAGTAGTAGTATCTGCAACCTTGCTTGAAGGTTATAAAGGCCGTATAGGTGGATTCCAAATCGGTACACATGATAAAGACCCAAGTACATATTGGCTAACTGGTATTAACCAATTCGCAGTTGGTATGAGTAATGGTGGCACAAAATGGGGTCAAACTGCTCTTTGGGTTAACTGGGGAAATAACTGGGAGAAACCTGATATTAATGCTTGGTATGTGACACGTATTGGTGAAATGTACTGTAAAAATACTGCACATTTTTACAAAACTCCTGTTATTCATGGAGATTTGCGAGTTGGTGGCAATATCTACTATATTAATGATGAGGATAAAACAGGTGGTTACTGGATTTATTCTCCATATTTTAAAAAAATCAACAAAGATAAAGGATATCTATTTCTTTATGATTTTAACGCAAACCCAACTGACTGGGTACCTCTGAATAAAGAAATCTCAGACCGTAGATATAAGACAAATATTCAAGACAGTCAAGTGTCTGGACTTGATGTAATTGAAAACCTTAAAACTTATAGCTATCGCAAAGAATACGATGACAAGATTGAAGATATTTCATGTGGTATCATGGCTCAAGATGTCCAAAAATACGCACCAGAAGCATTTTATGAAAATCCAGATGGGGCATATTCTTACCGTACATTTGAATTGGTGCCTTATCTCATTAAGGCTATTCAAGAATTAAATCAAAAAATCGAAAGGTTAGAAACAACATGAACGAACAAGACAAACAGATTAGTAGATTAGTTATCAACTCGTTATCTGATAAATTAAGTCAAGAAGCTACTAAATCAGCAACATTCGAGGCTCTATATACTACAACAGCTATGGAGCTCGAACAAATCAAGAAAATCATTGAGTCAGATGAAGAACTAAAAGCAAAATTTGAAGAAGTGAAATTGAAAGGACAAAATTAATGGAAGTAAATAACTATTCATTGGCTACTAAGCCATACACTCGTGGAGCAGGAAATCAAATCACTACAGTAGTCGAAATCCGACTACAGGATGGAAATCGTTACAGCACCAACCAACGTGAACTTGTTGGAGACCGCACTCAAGATAAGGAAGAAACACTTATCCAAGCGGTTCTTGATGTTCTTAAAGCTGAACTAGATCCTGGGTCAGCAATCGTCCAAGCTCAATCTAAAATCGAGCAAGCTGAACAAAAGCTTACTCAGACTGAAACCAAGCAGAATGAATTGCTTGAAATCACCGAGAAAATCAACAAAGTGGTTCGTGTTATGGCTCAAGATTCAATTATGGGTGAGAAAATCGCTTACGGTACTACTTATAAAGAACTCGTTGACCTCTTTCCACTGGTTGAAAATGGGAAGAGCTATTCTCCTGGTTCAATGTTTGCAATCGAAGACCCTGAACACGTTGAATTGAATGGCGAAGGAAAACGCATCCTTATTCAAACTAACCAACAATTTATCTATCAGGGTGAATCACTCAAACAACTTGAAGGCTCACCATCTCAAAATGGCATTCTTGCAGTTTGGAAATGGGAAGCACCTAAAGCTAATAGTGAACTTGAAACTCAACCTGTTCAGTAAGAGGTAGCTTATGCAAGATTTAGCGTTTCATGAATTATTAGAACACCTCAAAAATCTTTCATATAGCCCCTACATTCATTTCTTTTTTTGGTTGATGATTTTAGATATCGTGACAGGATATATCAAGGCATTCAAGACCAAGCGTTTTGATAGCAAGATTGGGACAATGGGATTGATTCGTCATTTCATTGTCTTTCTTGTAATTTTACTAGTAGCTATGTATGCCCGTTCGCTTGGTTTCCGTAGCTTTGGAATTGCTTGGACTATGTTTTTCTCATTCAATTACTTATTCTCAGTGATTGAAAATTGGGAAATGATAGGGCTAGCTTTTCCAGAATTCCTAAAACCGTATATCAATCAAATCAAGAAAGACAATGCTCGTAAGATTGGGCAGTTGCTGGTCAACATTGACCAAAAAGACAAAGTAGAAGTTGAAGTCGAAGTAAAGGAGAAAGATGATGCAACAAATCAATGAAATTTTAATCAATGGAGCTATTAGTATCCTTGTCATTTTGGTAGGTATCGCAGTTAAATCTATCAAAGAATACCTTGTTCAAAAAGGTGGAGAGAAGACAATTAAGATTGTTGAAATCTTGGCTAAGAATGCGGTCAATGCAGTAGAGCAGGTATCATCCGAAACTGGCTACAAAGGTGAAGAGAAACTGGAGCAAGCACGTATTAAAATCCGTGCAGAGCTTAACAAATACAACATCCACATGACTGATAGTGACCTCGATACATTCGTTGAGTCGGCAGTTAAACAGATGAATGATGCTTGGATGAACCAATAATAGTTGAGAACCCTTTTGGATTCTCTTTCTTTTTAAAAAGAAAGGAGGTTAGCATTTGAAAAAGGTTATTGAAAGAAAACTAACCGTTCTATCTAGTAATCGTGGTATTGAGAAAATGTATAACGAGTTCTACAGCCACGATAAAAACAATGCTGAGTTTAAGTTCACGCTTGATGAGCTAACTGCTGCAAAGGTTATCTGTTTATTTTATTTCAAGTCAACCAAGCGATACAAAGAAGTGGAAGCAGTTATCGAAGGCAATTCGTTCACGGTTCAATTTGATACATCATTGATCACAACAGATGAAGCTGTTATTGGATACATCTATTTTGAAAAAGTAGAACAGTCAGCAGATGTATATAGCTTTATGTTTAATGTTCATGTAAGCGAGATTGACAAAGCTATTCAAACACCACTGATTGAACAAAAAACAGGTCGAATTGTTAATGTCAATGATATTGTAACCAAGCAAGAGTTGGATGAACTTTTTTCCAAAATCAAAGAGCAAGGTGGCACTTATGACGACAGTGATATTCGTGCTAAAATAAGCAATATTTCAACCGATATTGAAACCTTAAAGACAAAAGCGAATAAAGATACCATATATGACGACAAGCCCCTTGTAGAGCGTGTAGTGGCTTTAGAGAATAAGCCCAATCTTGACACAAGTCAGTTTGCTACCAAACAAGAGCTACAAAATATTGCCTTAACTCCTGGACCCAAAGGAGACAAAGGAGAGCCTGGCGAACGTGGACCACAAGGCGATGCTGGACCAAGAGGTGCGGACGGACTTCAAGGACCTATTGGTCCTCAAGGTATCCAAGGGGAACGTGGACAAGATGGACAAATCGGACCAAAGGGTGAGCGTGGGGAACAAGGACCAATCGGGTTGACTGGACCAAAAGGCGAAAACGGCCGTGATGGTGTAGGAATTCCTCAAAAATTGAGTATCGAAGGAAACACCCTCATCTTATCTGATGGTGGTGGCAACGTAACCCTACCAACCGCTACTGGCTCGAATAATCAAGTTAACCAGTACGAAATACACGGGACTGGTATGCCTAATGGCAAGGTTAGCGCTCCTGTAGGTACTACCTATGTTGATACCGCTGTAACTAATGGCGCTTTAAAATGGATAAAAAGAAGCGGGACAAACAATCAGGGCTGGGAGGTTCTGACTGGCGATACTGGTTGGCGAACGCTGAATATTAAGTCTAAACTCGGAAACTCATATCTGAAAGTACGACGCAAAAATGACACCGTAACATACCAATTCGGAGGATTGAGTTGGGGTTGGTTCGGTGTCATTCGTAGAGGTGGCGTAGGATACGAGGCTCAAGGTAGCGACAGGGAAAGAAACTGTTACATTTTAGGACTTGGTGGTGTTCCTGTTGGTTTTCGCTCTGAAGGGTCTTTAATAGGAAACATTTACAACGATAAAGGTGTCTCCTACGGGACTTGGTATCTTGGAGGTGCTGGGGATAGCAACATGCTACGCTTCCAGTTTACTGACCCTGTACCAACAGACCGAGATATTGGCGACATTCGTGTAAGTTCAATCTCATATTTAACGAGTGAACCTTGGCCTGGTGTTTTACCATAAGAAAGGAATTTAAAAATGGATATTGATAAAAGTAGATTAAGAACTGGACTTCCTCAGGTCGGTGTACGACCTTATCGACAAGTTCACGCTCACTCAACGGGCAATCGGAATTCAACAGCACAAAATGAAGCAGATTATCATTATCGCAAAGACCCTGAACTCGGTTTTTTCTCTCACGTAGTTGGTAATGGACGAGTGATGCAAGTAGGGCCTGTAAACAACGGAAGTTGGGATGTAGGTGGTGGTTGGAATGCTGAGAGTTATGCAGCAGTCGAATTGATTGAGAGCCATTCAACTAAAGAAGAGTTCATGACAGACTATCGTCTGTATGTCGAATTGCTGCGTAATTTAGCAGATGAAGCGGGAATTCCTAAAACGCTTGATACAGATAGCTTAGCTGGTATCAAGTCACACGAATACTGTACATACAATCAACCAAACAACAATTCAGACCATGTCGACCCTTATCCATATTTAGCTAAGTGGGGTATTAGTCGCAGTCAATTTAAGAAAGATATTGAAGGTGGTACAAATGTTGAAGCTGGTTGGCGACAAGGGAAATATGGTTGGTGGTGGGAAGAGTCAGATGGCTCTTATCCAACTAATAGCTGGAAGAAAATCAATAATGAATGGTTCAGATTTGACGATAAAGGTTTATGCCTAATGAACTGTTGGTTCTTCGATGGTAAGTATTGGTTCTACCTTGATAAACGTGGCGCAACCGTCACTGGTTGGAATTTTATCAACAACAGATGGTACTACTTCGATAAAGACGGTGGTATGGCCACTGGCTGGGTAAAATATAACGAAACTTGGTACTATCTCTCTGAACAAAGCGGGGAAATGCTATCCAAACAATTTGTGAAATATGGTGATGGTTGGTACTATCTCAATGATGACGGCTCACTTGCTGATAAGCCTGAATTTGAGGTAGAGCCTGATGGACTGATTACATTGGCTCAGGCTAAAGAAGAAACAACAAAATAAAATATATATAGAAAGAATTTCAAATTAATTATACCTATGAACCGCTGGCTTATGCTGGCGGTTTTTTTGTTTGCTTAAAATGTATTTTAGTCTAACTAATCATGATTGGACGTTTAACGTCTACACCAGAATTGCACAAAACCAACAATGATAAGTCAGTTGCTCGTGCGACTATTGCTATTAACCGTCGTTTCAAGGACCAAAATG